ATGGCAACGCGTATTGAATTTCACAAGCATGGTGGTCCGGAAGTGCTTCAGACCGTGGAGTTTACGCCAACGGAACCGGCGGAACACGAAATCCAGGTTGAGAACAAAGCCATTGGTATCAACTTCATCGACACCTATATCCGTAGCGGACTCTATCCGCCCCCGTCGTTGCCTGCGGGCCTGGGAACCGAAGCTGCGGGTGTGGTCAGTAAAGTCGGCAACGGCGTGGAGCACATTCGCGTGGGCGATCGCGTCGTCTACGCGCAGTCAACGCTCGGCGCTTACAGTTCCGTCCATAACGTCCCCGCAGATAAAGCCGCGATTTTACCTGACGCCATTTCCTTCGAACAGGCGGCAGCCTCTTTTCTCAAGGGATTGACCGTTTTTTACCTGTTGCGCAAAACCTATGAAGTGAAACCCGACGAACCCTTCCTGTTTCATGCCGCTGCGGGCGGCGTCGGTCTGATCGCCTGCCAATGGGCGAAAGCGCTGGGCGCGAAGCTTATCGGTACCGTCGGTAGCGCGCAAAAAGCGCAGCGGGCGCTGGACGCCGGCGCCTGGCAGGTAATTAATTACCGTGAGGAGAGCATTGTAGAACGGGTAAAAGAGATCACCGGCGGCAAAAAAGTCCGCGTGGTCTATGACTCCGTGGGGAAAGATACCTGGGAAGCCTCACTGGACTGCCTGCAACGTCGGGGACTGATGGTCAGTTTCGGCAATGCGTCCGGCCCCGTCACCGGCGTGAATTTAGGTATTCTGAATCAGAAAGGTTCCCTGTATGCCACGCGACCTTCACTACAGGGGTATATTACGACGCGTGAAGAACTAACCGAAGCCAGCAATGAATTGTTCTCATTGATCGCCAGCGGCGTGATTAAAGTTGATGTGGCTGAAAATCAACGCTATGCGTTAAAAGATGCCCGTCGCGCGCATGAAGTGCTGGAAAGCCGGGCCACACAGGGCTCAAGCCTGCTGATTCCGTAATAGCTCTGCAAAGAAATTGGGCTTCCACCCGGGAAGCCCTTTCTTTTTTTGTTCGGCTGTATGTAGGGTACAGCGCGATGAATTCGTTACCTGCGCAATCATGACAGATTTAATAATCGATTCCTATTTGCCTGTGAGGGCAAAGTTCCAGGTTGTGACGAACCGCTCAATACCTTAGTAAAACCGACGGTTATTGCGCTGATACTGTGGGATTTTTGGCGTTTTTACTGCTTTGATCACCCACACCACAGCCACCGCCAGCAGTAGCCACGGTAACAGCTTGATCATCAGGGCGAACATTCCGCCCAGGAACATGACGGCAGTCGCTACAACCAGCGCGGCCAGAATGCCCAGCAAGGAGACGCCCGTCACCATTAACATCAGAAAAAAGCCAAGCACAAAAAGTAGTTCCAGCATAGTCGCTCCCCATAAAGATGGCATTGCCCGGCGGCACGGCGCTTACCGGGTTTGGTCAGGTAAGCTATTACAAAAATCATGCCAATATTTATGTTTTTGATATATAAAGAAAACGCCCTGCAAGACTGCACAGAGCGTGGTGAGATTGACTAATTTTTGGCGAACTTTTAACGCTTGTCTGCTACCAGTTTTAGCGCCTGCTCCAGTACAGCAACATCCGCGCCAGCTTTATGGGCGTTTTCGCTCAGATAGCGACGCCACTGCCGCGCGCCGGGGATGCCCTGGAACAACCCCAGCATATGGCGAGTGATATGCCCCAGATACGCTCCCTGGCTCAATTCACGCTCAATATAGGGATACATCGCGCGAACCACCGTAACCGGGTCGGCATCGGTGGTATCGGCGCCAAAGATCTCCCGATCCACCGCGGCCAGTATACCCGGATTCTGATAAGCTTCGCGGCCAACCATGACGCCATCCATATGGCGCAGGTGCTCCTTCGCCTCTTCCAGCGATTTGATGCCGCCGTTAATGGACATGGTCAGGTGCGGAAAATCCCGCTTTAGCTGATAGACGCGCGGGTAATCCAGCGGCGGGATCTCACGATTTTCTTTCGGGCTTAAGCCAGAAAGCCAAGCTTTGCGCGCATGGATAATAAACATCTCGCATTCGCCCTGACCGGAAACCGTATTGATGAAATCACACAGAAACGCATAGCTGTCCTGATCGTCAATACCAATGCGGGTTTTTACCGTTACCGGAATCGAGACGACATCACGCATGGCTTTAACACAATCGGCGACCAGTTGCGCATTGCCCATCAAACAGGCGCCAAACATACCGTTTTGCACGCGATCGGAGGGGCACCCCACGTTGAGGTTAATTTCATCGTAGCCACGCGCTTCCGCCAGCTTTGCACAATGCGCAAGCTGAGCCGGATCGCTTCCACCAAGCTGTAGAGCGACCGGATGCTCTTCTTCGCTGTAAGCCAGATAGTCACCCTTACCGTGAATAATCGCGCCCGTGGTCACCATTTCGGTGTAGAGCAGCGTCTGGCGAGACAGCAAACGCAGGAAATAGCGGCAATGTCTGTCCGTCCAGTCGAGCATAGGAGCAATGCTAAACCGAGAATTCCAGTAAACACCAGTTTTTTCAGGCATCACGCTGGTTTGATTAATTTTTTTTGTTTCATGATTATCGTGCATTTTTGAACATTTCAGGCTATTTTTCTCGCGTTAGGTTCCCGCACAGGTTCCCACGTTTTATGGGAACCCGAAATAACGAGGTCGTGTAATGGCGTACTATAACATAGAGAAACGACTAAAATCCGATGGCACACCACGCTATCGCTGTAATGTGATTATCAAAGAAAAAGGTGTTATCACTTACAGGGAAAGCAAAACATTCCCTAAACATGCTCATGCCAAAACATGGGGCACACAGAAAGTGATGGAATTAGATCTATATGGCATTCCATCATCAAATGCAGTTGACGGACTTACAGTCCGTGACTTACTACACAAATATTTAAATGACCCAAATGCCGGAGGTAAAGCAGGCCGTACTAAAAGATATGTGCTGGAACTGCTTATGGATAGTGACATCTCCGCGATCAAACTATCTGAACTGACAGAAAATGACGTAATTGAACATTGCAGGCTAAGAAACAACGCTGGTGCAGGTCCAGCTACAGTTAGCCACGATGTTAGTTATCTTGGCAGTGTTCTGGATGCTGCCAAACCTGTATATGGAATTAATTACACATCAAACCCAGCAAAAGCCGCTCGTCCATATCTACTTAAACTTGGTTTAATTGGTAAATCAAATCGTCGTAATCGTAGACCGGCATCTGATGAACTGGACATGCTCATTGAAGGTCTTCAACAACGATCTACACATAAATGCTCAAAAATTCCGTTCGTTGATATCCTCAAATTTTCTGTGTGGTCATGTATGCGAATCGGTGAAGTATGCCGATTACGATGGGAGGATCTCGATCAGGAACAAAAATCCATACTCGTAAGAGACAGGAAAGATCCACGTAAAAAGGAAGGCAACCATATGAAAGTAGCCTTGCTTGGGGAAGCCTGGGATATCGTCCAACGACAACCCAAAAAATCAGAATTCATTTTTCCATATAACAGCACTTCTGTTACTGCGGGATTCCAGAGGGTAAGAAGCAAATTAGGTATTAAAGATCTGCGATACCATGATTTGCGTAGAGAAGGGGCAAGTCGCTTATTTGAGGCTGGTTTTAGTATTGAGGAAGTCGCCCAGGTTACAGGGCATCGTTCATTAAACGTGCTATGGCAGGTATATACCGAACTGTATCCGAAATCTTTACATAATCGTTTTGAAGAGCTCCAAAGGAGCAGAAATAAGACCTCTTGACACTGTTTATCCATACAGTTAAAAATAATGCTGTATACAAACACAGTATAGAGGGACTTTTATGCGTATTGAAATCTGCATAGCCAAAGAAAAAATGACTAAAATGCCAACCGGTGCTGTGGATGCGTTAAAGGAAGAATTAACCCGACGCATCAGTAAACGTTATGACGATGTAGAGGTGATCGTAAAAGCCACCAGCAACGATGGCCTTTCTGTTACACGCACCGCAGATAAGGATTCTGCAAAAACTTTTGTTCAGGAGACTCTGAAAGATACCTGGGAATCTGCTGACGAGTGGTTTGTTCACTAATTAACACGTAAAATCGGTAACGGCTGGAAATCATTCAATACTCGCACTATCGAAAGTTTGCCAGCCAGCCGCAGCACGTTCTTGCATACGACGTGGCTGCGGCTTCCAACATTAGACAAATAACTCTTTAAATTGCTTTTAAATTATTTCGTTTGAATGCCAGTAACAGGAAATCGTTTATATAGGGTTGATAGCCCAACGTTATAGATACGTGCAACATAACGCCGTGATTTCCCTGCCGCTATGAGCGCTCCCATCTGTTGCCACTGCTCGTCGCTAAACTTCGGTCTACGCCCACCAATCCGGCCTTTGGATCTGGCAATAGCCAAACCAGCTAAAGTTCGCTCGCTATTCAAATCAGATTCATACTGCGCAGCAGAAAGAATATTACGGAAATTATAGCGACCACTTGCTGTTTTCAGGTCTACGCCATCTGTAATACTCCGAAAATTAACACCTTTTTCGTGCAGATTTTGAAACATCAATAGCGCATGCAGCACATTTCTCCCTATCCGATCTAACTTCCAGACAATCAACTCATCTCCACTTTTCATCACCGTAATTAATTCCTTTAACACAGGGCGATTAGCTGTTCTGCCACTGGCATATTCTTCATAAATTCGCTCACAGCCAGCTGACTCAAGTGCAAGACGTTGCAACTCTGTATCCTGATGATTTGTTGATACACGAACATACCCGTAAATCATGAGTGCTTCTCCTGTTGTAAAAACAGGAGAAGAGGCGAAATATCACCTGATTCAGAAAAATATTTGAAAGGTTGGTTTAGGCGAAACGATAAATCTGGCTGCGGGCGCAGTCCAGAAAACTGGCGATGAGATGAACGGGAAGTTAACCCTGCCACAGACATCTTCCTTCGGCGTGAATACTAATAACACACTGGGCGGTAGTTCCATCGCTATCGGTGATTGAGCTTTGGACGCCTGCCACCAATACGACCTTTTGAACGCACCACTTCCAACCCGGCTCTGGTACGCTCAACGATCAGCTCACACTCCATTTCAATGCCAGAACGGCAAGGCTCCTCCTGAGCGAAAAGGACTTTTTTTGAAAGTTTCTGGAAAATAAAAATAGTACTATTTGTAGCATTAATTGAATCAGCCGATTTTTTCTAATTCATCAATCAGATGGACATAGCATTTGCTATAAAAAATAAAAGTATTCCTGCTATCTATATATAAATGAGTTATGTACATATAAAAGGATCATTACCGTGACAAAAATAACTTTATCTCCCCAAAATTTTAGAATCCAAAAACAGGAAACCACACTACTAAAAGAAAAATCAACCGAGAAAAATTCTTTAGCAAAAAGTATTCTCGCAGTAAAAAATCACTTCATCGAATTAAGGTCAAAATTATCGGAACGTTTTATTTCGCATAAGAACACTGAGTCTTCTGCAACACACTTTCACCGAGGAAGCGCATCTGAGGGCCGGGCAGTGTTGACAAATAAAGTCGTTAAAGATTTTATGCTTCAAACGCTCAATGATATAGATATTAGAGGTAGTGCGAGTAAAGACCCCGCATACGCCAGCCAGACCCGTGAAGCTATACTATCAGCAGTTTACAGCAAGAATAAAGATCAGTGTTGTAATTTGCTCATCAGCAAAGGGATCAACATAGCGCCTTTTCTTCAGGAAATTGGCGAAGCAGCGAAAAATGCAGGTCTGCCCGGAACAACCAAAAATGACGTTTTTACGCCAAGCGGCGCAGGGGCCAATCCTTTTATAACTCCGTTGATTTCATCAGCAAACAGTAAGTATCCACGTATGTTTATCAATCAACATCAGCAGGCATCCTTTAAAATCTATGCGGAGAAGATCATTATGACAGAAGTTGCACCACTGTTTAATGAGTGTGCTATGCCGACTCCACAGCAATTCCAACTGATACTAGAAAACATTGCTAATAAATATATACAAAACACTCCCTGAACACTGAAAAACCAAAAAATATGCGGAGCCTCTTCCTGATTAATATGAACCAATAGTATCCATAATTTTCCCCAGGAACTAACTCCGGAGCTAAACCGTCATTTACCAGTGCTAAAATTATACACTCAACCATCAAAAAAATAGCCATTGCTGCTATATAACATATAGCAGCAGTCTCTACTACATATCTATATTTTTATATCTGAGCTGGTTTCTCCGGCCAGTCTGGGTTAGCTGTATCCACCCGGTTTACCATTACGCTATAAAGTTCCCATGCTTCCAGCCGTTTAATCTCTTCATCTGTGGCAATTTTCAGTTTTACCGCCCGCGCCAGTGGCGCAATAACTGACTCAGCCTCAGCAAGAAGTTCCGCTTTTCTGGCTTCAGCCTGTGCAACCAGCTCTTCAGGTGTATATTCGCGATGCTCAACCAGTACCGGGCCTCCTTTCCTGTGCTCAATATATTTTCCGTCCACCTGGCCCTGCATCAGCTCGCGATAATACTCATCTGTCAGGGGAATTAAATCGTCAGGGGAATTATCGGATTCGGTATCCGGTTGCCAGAAAAAACCTTTTTCTTTAAAGCTGTAATAATATTCGCTCATTGATATTTATCTCCCAAGTGCAAGCCAGGCTACAGGAAAATTATTGACCAGATTGGCAATTCCTGATGACTTGGTGGCGGCAAAAAACTGACTGTTGCTCACCGGGTATCCGAATGCGTTATCCACCTGGGTGCCCTGAGCGTTGGTATTGGTTACAAAAACGGCAAAGCAACCAACAGGGAAAGCGCGCGGGAAATTGTAGGTTCCGTTTGAGTTACCAAGTGTTCCCCACTGCATTATAAATCCGGTGCTGTCGTCCAGAATCCAGCCCCAGTCCTGAATGCTGCCGGTATTTTTACGGGCGAAAGTCTGGTTAACATAATCCCATGTGGCGCGGGTGTTGATGTTGTTGTCACGAACTGCCAGTTCACTATTGATCCAGTCAATCGTTCCACGGGTATTTAGCTGATTAGTAATCCAGATACTCAGCCAGTTATTCCCCCACACTGAACCAAAAATGTCACCATTAGTGGTCATGCGCGCATTATCGAAATGAATATCGGTGAGCATGTGTAATCCGTTGCCATCGATATAACCCACTTTGGCAGCGTTACAGTAAATATCCAGTACGCCATCCGCGCTGCCGATAAATCCACTGTCACTGTCACCGATATTTATACACGGTGTGCTGCCGTCAAAAACGCCGGTTCCGATATTGCCGATACTCACGCGTTTTGTTGGATTGAGGGTTTCTTTTAAACCGATATTTTGTACAAACCGCGGCTTGTCAGGAATGTCTGCACCGTTCTGTGATTTTTGTAACGCATCGGCGGCACGATTTATCGTTTCTTCTAAACCAACGTTCTGGAGAAACAGCGGCTTATTCGGGATGTCCGCGCCATTCTGATTTTTTTCAAGACGGGTTTTAACCTGTTCATCGATCAGCCTGCCAATGGCGGCGTGAAGCTGCGTATGTTCGCCTTTACTGAGTTGTATGCCGGCGGCTTCAATAACAGTGCAGACCTCTTCCTGGACTGCATCCCACATATCACTGTTGAGATCCGTTGCGCGGCGGCCCGTGGCGGGATCACCATTCGTAAATCCGTTTTTTCCCTGACCAAATTTATCTTTTTGCGCGGTGGGCGTATCAATTCTGTGCATTCTCTTTTCCTTCCGGATAAGCAAAAACAACAACCGTATGTGACGGACAAAGCTTATCAATCACACATTCAGCAACAGTATCGCCCCACGTTCTGATCGCAGAATCGCAGGTGCTTGTACAGGTCTGCCAGCTGATGTTCGCATCAGCCGGAATATTCACACGCCAGTAGTAACGCCAGAATTCCCCCCATTCAGGATCGGGTGTGCTGTCGAGATTCTGAAACTGCTCAATGGTGGCAGCGGTATACCCCAACGCATCAAGCTGTTCCCGGTAAAACCTCTCGTTTATACCACCGGCAACATTCGCCTTTGCATCCAGACGTTGCTGGCGCTGCTGTAATGTCTGCACGCCTTCCGGTGCACAGGAATCAGGCAGGCCATACAGCTGTTCATAACGGTCTATCAGTTCTGTGGTTCTGGCCGGATCAATTTCAGCCATCAGTTCATCCGCTCTCTGATGTACCCTGTTCAGCGACGGCGCCAGCCCTTCAATCAGTGGATTTTCTCCGTCCCAGGCAGGTCCTTCCGGCAGAAGGTGATAAAGTAACTGCGTATATTCGTCCTGCAACGCCATAGTTATCCGTTCTCCCCGGTATAGGTGGCCCAGGTTATATTCCCCAGGACAGGAAGTTCAGTTTTTCCCAGAACCACATCTGCCGCCGGCACACGCAACTGATGTGCCACTTCCCCGGTCGCCAGGCTTATCGCCTCGCTGATTCGCGAAACATAAATTTTTCCGGACGGCGCGCCATCACGCAGCATCAGCGCATTTAGCTCCGCAATAATGGCAGTACGAATTTCCGGGGTATCTTTGGCCAGTGCGACTGTTACCGGAATGCTTTTTTCAGTGGCAGCGAAAACAAAGAGTCCGCCGCCAGCAACAGGTGCCAGCGGCAAAATATGGTCACGTACAGCCTTAACGAGATCGTCGCCAGGAGCCGGATTCACCGGGTTACTGGTAGCCACCATCACACCAACGGTGCCGGTCCCCTTATAATGGCGGAATGTCCACGCACGGGTTATTCCTGCGATTTCCTTTGCCCAGATGACGTAATCAGGATCAGCGCCCCCCTGTGGTATCCAGTAATAGCGCTCCATGACACGCGCGCGCCACGTTTCAAGCTCCTCTGTATCAGCCCCCCCGGTCAGAGTGTCAGCGTAACCTGTAGAAGGAATACCAGTAATCGGCGTGCCAAGGCGTAACGCCGTACCATCGTCAGTATTACCGGCAGTTCCCGCCACATCAGCAATAACCGGCACACGTAACAGGCCGCCGGAAGCTTTCACCGTCTGCAGGGTCGTGAATGTAACCTGATCATCCCGCTGAATCTGTGTCCCCGCGGGGATCTCCGGCGTTCCGGCAATACCATCCCAGCGTGCAAATCCCTTCGCAGATACGGCATTTTTCCTGGGACAACGCTTAATCCTAGCGTGACGGTAAAGCCAGTCCTCATCACACATGTCAGGCAGCATATTCCGGGCCAGATAATCGATATAACCATACAGCGTATGTACGGCAGCAGCCTGTACCCGGCTGTAAACCTCGGCATCCATGCGACGTAACACAACATCCTGCTGAAAACGGGTCAGTAAATCGCTGCGAATGGTAGCAATCAACTGAGGAAGTTCAGGACGTGCAAATTGACTGTCAGCCATTAAGTTCGCTCCATATATCATCGAATGTGATATTGTGAATTACCCCGTCCCGCTGATATATCGTCACGCCAGCCGCCAGGGTATCTGTTCCTGTGCGTTCAGATGTCACATCAATACGTGCCGCCACGCCATCGTCTGTCATCCACGCAAGCGCCTGCTGCATGTATTCACGGGCATCCTGCGGCGTTTTATTGGTGAGTTTGCGGCGTTTCAGCAGGTAGAGGCGGGAACCGATGCGGTCATTCTGAACAGCAGGCCAGGTGTCCCCCCACCAGCCGTATGGCTGTGGGGTCCTGTCATCCCGCTCCGCCCGGCGCCAGGTAAAAAGAGAAATCACCACTGCCCGCGTCAGAAGGTCGAGCGAAGCCGTGGCATCCTTACGGATTCCATTAACATAAAGGATCATGATGTCAGCTCATGGGTTGGACAGGCTTATCGGTTATACCGCCGCCATCGCCATTTTCTTTATGGGTATGACCGTTATAGGTCGTGCGCATTTCAGCCATCGTTTTTCCACTGCTGTCACAGTTGTCCCTGATATCGCCAGTGGATTCGATCGGCATTTCAAAACGTGCTTTAGTGGCATTCGTGAAAATAACTGGCTTTCCGCCGCCATTTATCACTATTCCGGCGCGGGTTAATGTGACCGACTGCCCCTGATCGTCATATAGCGCGACTTCCCCGCGCGCCAGCCCTTTCAGTCTGAAGCGGCGGTCAGCCACAACCACAGCCACTCCGTGCGAACGGTCACCGCCGGGAAACAATACCACCGCTTCTGCGCCATTCTGTGCTGCAGAGGTGAAACCGTAAGGTTCAAGATGCTCCACATTCTCTTTTTTTTCACCGGCAATAAGTTTCAGTCCGGCAGTCTGGCATTTTCTGACGGTATCAATCGCGGTAATGACTGCGCGCGTTATCATGTTCTGAAGAGGATGGTTAGCCATCAGAAATCCTCCTCCTCACTGACTTTTTTCTTCGCTTTCGGCCTGAATGGTTCAGGAAGATAAGCATCCGCAGGCCCCACCCGGATTTCGGTCAGGGTGCCGTTATTGTCCTGGCTGTACGTCACTTCGGCGATCACCAGCGTTTCATTGTCAAAACCGTTCAGCGGGTCATACACCACCACGGCCTGATTCGGTTTCCACAATTCGCCATTCCCCTGTCTCCATCCCTGTACGGTATAGGTGGTTTCCAGCGTTTTCGCCGCACGCTGACGGGCTTCAAATTCACAGCGTGATTTGCAGCTGTCAGTTGTGGCAGTTCCTGACTGCTGAATGGTGTGGGGACGATACCGCGTGACGCCTGCATCACCAGTACTCTGCCGGATAGCAGCAATGGTTGCCTCGCCGAAATCATCATCCGTTCCAGGACGCTGCCCCGTAACCAGATAACTGGAGAAACGCTCGCGAACACTACGCTCGGTATCACAGGAAAGAATATTTTCGCCAAGTACCAGTGCCGTGGCTGCTTTCATACTGCCCGGCCTGCCGAGAACCAGCCGTCCCCGTTCGTCATCATATGCCAGCGCCTGAGCCTGTCCAAGCAGCCTGTTCAGACAGTCCACAACCGTTTCACCATGTTCCGGCTGAGCCTCAATAACGGCGGCTGCCGGCGCGCCTGCATCAACAACGTCCACACCGAATGGCCGGGCAAGTGCGCTGGCGATCAGGAATAAATTTTTCCCGTTATGCTGTGCAGGCGATGCAGAACAGTCGATAAGATCTGCCGTTTTGCTGCGCCCGACAATGCCCGTCATAATGGTCTGCGCATCATAACGTAGCGGTAACGCCTCAACCCAGCCGGTAATGACTAAATCATCGCCAATGAGTACCTCTACAGCGTCACCATTTTTTACTGGCGGTACGTCTTCTCCACCAGGCCACTGCCGGGTGATCGAGACATTAAAGTCCCGGGCAATACGGTCAATGCCCGCACTTATCCGTACTGACGTCCATCCTCCCCAGTCACGCCCGTTGACGCGTAAAAAAACCGTATTATTCATCGTACCGGAACCCTCAGCGGCTCAACCGGGATAAATCCCGGATGGGGAACGGGATTACGAGTGAGGATATCAGATTCCCGCCCGGCGTCGTCATACCAGGCTGCAGCCAGTACCAGTGCAGGCAGAACATCATCAGGCGTTCGCAATGCAGTACGTTCAACCTGTGCCAGTCGTGCAGAAATATCGCGATTGAGATCCGTCCGCATAACCGAAATTTGCTGGAAAAGCACATCATCCCGGATACGCAACTGCTCCTGGTCAATCGCAGCATTGAGCGCGGTCCGGATAGCTTTCAGATCTTCATAATTCGGTGGAGAGCTGCCATTACTGACTGTCTGTACACCATCCAGCGCCGGGTGCATGACAGTGATAATGTCTGAGTCACGGCCTGTTCCTGCAGGCTGATTTACGCCCCGGACATCAGGTACATCACGCGGCTGCTTCAGTGTTGTCACGGCGTGGACGGCTGTGCTGATGGCTGTTGTCCTGATGGCGGCTGCGATCATATTGCGTTGCATTTTCTGTTTCGCAGCAGATCCGGAGTCAGTGGGCCAGGTGCCACGGGGGGAAAGACCGGGATCAAGCGTGATACCTGACATCGTTTTTATCATCGTGACCAGATCCGATGTACTGCCTCTGAGCCTGTCACCTGAGCGCCAGGCTTTTTGCAGTGCGTTAACGAAATCACTTGCGGCGCTCGGTGGCATCAGAATGACAGACAAATCCCCCTGTAACAGCCGCATTGCGGCAGACACGCCGGAGTCAACCATCCTGAAAGCATCGGCAACATCGCCCAGCATGGAGGCAGCATCGGCAATGACATCGTTCTGGATAAAATCAGAAATACCTGACAACGAGAATGTGGAAAACATACTGTCAATCGCATCGTCGAAAAGCCCGCCTGATGTTTCCAGGCGCTTCGCCGTTGCCATTCCTGCCACCGGAAAAGAAAGTTCCCCACTTTCCACAAACTGAAAGGAGACACGACACATGCGCCCTTCTGTACTGCTGTGAGTGATCCTGACCTGTCCGTCAATGCTGCCCTGCATTTCGCCATACTGCGGATGGACCAGCGTACCAGGGCCTGCGGTTTCAATGGCACCAATAAGACGATCCCGCCTGTCTGCGTAATCATCACCGACAAGATAAGCATTTATCGTCAGGCGGCGCGTGGCGCGACCTAAATCCTCCGTCCAGGGCTTATCCCTGTTCGGATATTCATGTACCTGTACGCGGCGTCCAAAGGTGCTTTCATCATCTTCAACGGAGAAAGGTACTCCACGAAATGATGCATCACGCAGGCGACCGCGCCAGCCTGTTGAGGAGAAAAAAGCCATAGTTACCCCAAAAGAAAACCCGCATTAAGCGGGCTTCTATGTCGTCGATAAAGTGATTATTACGGTTTTGTCACTTTACATTTGACTTCCGTAACACCGGACGTACCGTTTTTATTTATTCCTGCTTTCACTTCACCATTTTTCATAACTTTCACGAAAAATTGTCCACCGCGAATTATAAAACCAAAATCCCAACCACTTATGATATCTGACATGATGTCGTTGTTTGGATGGATTGGAATAATACTTTTCATTTCTGCAGGAGTATCGTCTGTGTTTTTGAATACAAACACCCCCTTGCTCATCCCATAAGTATAATCGGCATGAGTAACCAAAACACGCCCGCTTGCTGATTGAGCAGGACAAGTAATATCCAGAGATGTAGAGACCTCTCCTGTTGAGTTTATTGCTGCTTCAATTTCATTGACGAAATCAGTTGTAGGTGTTTTTTTTGCGAATACAGGGAAAGACAAAACCATCACACAAGCAGCAACCAATATTTTATTCATACTCCATCTCCAGATATTATTTATTACTGAAGGGAGAATACCCTACATCATGGGTAATGTTCATTAAAGGATTTCCCGTTTTCGGTATGTCCAGCACCCTCATGCCCTGTGGTGCATTCTCAAATGTCACTTTGAGTTCACTGCGCTGCGTTGATGGCGGGACAGCTCGCTCGAGTACGCCAGAACGCCGGGTCAGTGGCACATAAGGTTGATAACGCCCCTGCGGAATCGGGGTGTCCATACCAAGAAGCTCTTTGAGTCTGGGAATAAAACCGTTATACCCGCGTTCACGCTCCTTCGTTTGCAGCTTCTGTACAGCGAATGCGCCAGCATCCATACCCGCATCCTTCGCCCCTTGCTCCAGATCCTTAAGCTCTTTAAAGAGTGACACCGCCACGCCAATTGTCAGCGTCATGGCCCCCATCCGGCCAATTTTACCCAGCAGACCGGAAAGCCGTCCGGCCAGCAGGACGGACTGCTGCAGGGCACCAATGGTCCTGACGGTAAAAGAACCAGCCATAACCAGACCAACCCCTTCAATCACCGTCTCCCATCCGCCCATCTCCTGCGCAACGTTATCGACCTCCTGCCATACCGCCTTAATCACCGGAGCAACATCGTCCCAGTTCTCAATGATCAGCATAGCGCCGGCCACCAGCGCCGCAATGGCGACTTTCGCCGGAGAGAGATTAATGACGCTGTTCAGGATTTTGACAGCCCGGGACAGGCTGCCGATGGATACGCCAACAGCCAGCAGCGCCGCACCGAACTTCGCCGCAGACTGAACCAGTTCAGGATTCGCGCGAACGAATGTCCGGAGCTGCTCCAGGTAAGGCATGACCGCTTCTGCGGCTTCGTTAATGGCGGGCAGAAAAGTATCACCCAGCGTCACTGAAATCGCATTGACGCTGTTTTTCAGCAGAACCAGCTGGTTTTCTGTTGTGGCTGCGCGTGATGCATATTCCTTCTGCATCGAGCCGCCATATTCCTGGGCATCCGCAACACGATTAAAATTGGTGCGCAGTAAATCAAGATTAGTCAGCAGTGGCGCTATCGCCCCTAAAGACTCTTTCCCGAACAGGGCATTCATGACGGATGCCTGTTTTGCTTTCGGCACCTTCGCCAGTGAGTCCAGCACTTTCAGCATCGCCGCGCGCGAATCCTTCTGCATATCTGCGGCCAGTTGCGCCGGATTCAGTTTCAGAAAGGCCATTGCCCGCTTCTGCGACTTCGTTGCCGATTTGCCCGCCGTAAGGGACAACATAAAGTTTTTGATGCCGGTGGATGCTATCTCCGATTCAACCCCCATCCCGGCAATGGTGGCGCCCATCGCGGCAATTTCGCCGGATGCCACTCCGGCAACACCGCCAAGCGGACCAATCCGCGTCACGATATCAGAAATTTTCTTCGCATTTGCCGGGCCGGTATTCCCCAGATAGTTGATTTTATCGGCCAGGACAACCACGTCTTCCTGCGTCAGTTTGAACGCTGTCCGCCACTGCGCCATCATCTGACCGGACTCTTCGGCAGTGGTATCAAACGCCACACCCATTTTCACTGCGTCGTTCGCAAACTGCATCAAATCGCCGCGGGCAATGCCTGCCTGCCCGCCCGCCGCCACGATCTCTGCAATTCCCTCCGCCGCCATCGGTAACTGTGTGGACAGCGTCAGGATATCGTCACTCATCTGCGCGAATGCTTTTTTATCATCCAGGCCGTCAACCACCTTCCGGATGTCAGCCATTTTTGACTCAAAGCCGATCGCAGCATTCACGGGCAGCGCCAGCGCCCCAAGAACAGCGGTCCCGGCAGCAGCAGCACCGATCGCCAGCCCGGCCATTTCTTTCTGAAATCCCTTCAGTTCCCGCTGCATCCCTTTCAGCGGACCCGATAACTGGTCAACGGCAGTGATAATGGCCTTTAACTGGAAACTGTCAGCCATGCTTCATTTCCTCATTGATACGGACAGCCTCCGACTCCAGCTCCAGAAAATCGGATATCGCCGCCCGCCGGAGCTCCAGGGGGTTTATTCGCCAGAAGTATGCGGTGTTGTAGACCCGCTTTCTGAGTCCTCCTCCGTCTCCGACCGGGTAAAAAAATTGAGGATCAACATACAGGCTTTGAAAATATCCAGTTTTGCCAGTTGCGCTGCCGAGGAGCGTGGAATACCTGCCAGCACAGGGATATATTTCAGCGCAACCGAACTGTCCAGCCGGACGCCGCCGTCACCGGAAACGGTGAACGGAAAACCAATGGCTTCGATTTCATCGTAGGACGGTTCGCGCAGCTCCAGCACATGAAGCTTTTCGTTATGCGCCATAATCGGCTTTTTGAGCACAAGTTCTTTTATCACTGGTAAAATCCCTCCTCACCGTGGAACTCAAGATCCACGGTGCCCTCTTCCGGGTTATGGTTGGCTTCGCCGTGCAGCCAGGCGTTTGAGAGAACATACACCTGACCATTTGCCAGCTCTGATGTGATTGTCATGACATCAGAAGACGTAATTTTATCGACCGGGAAGTTTTTCGGCACTTTGGCGGTCACCTTCGTATACGGTGCCCGGCTGGTTTCCTTGTAGTCAACGGAACCATCCAGGCCAATCACGTCGTCACGAACTTTGGTGTTCATGGGGACTTCAATCCCTCCGGTTACCGACAGTTGCTGTCCGTCGATTTTGAAATACGTTGTTCCCGCAATTTTTCCCATTATGCAGCCTCCTCGCTGTACTGCAGACGGAACTGGTTAAGCACCGCAAACACACGTAACTGATTGACATAATCAGGCGGAAACAGCACATCAAGGCGGTTCGAATCGTTCGCGTTACGCTCAACTATCAGATGTTGCTGGAACAGATCGAAGTTTTCCACGATGCCTTCCCGCTCCAGCTGGCGATATGTTGATCCCAGCTCTCCGCGGATAACGGCAGGCGTGACAATGGCCTGACCAGGCCCGAAACGCGTACCATCATTAGCAAGTTTATGGCGCCCGTATTTACTGGTAATAACAGATTTCAGACGGCGCAACACATAAGCACTGGTATGCAGCGTCTCGCTGTCAAGGTAGCTGTTATCCGCCACACCATACGCATTTTTCCTGTACGTCGTGATATCCCGCTGAATACGCAGCACGCCGCTTTCCACATACGCCGTTGCCACACCGTGGGAAAGTAACGTCTGCTGTTCAGTCGTCGTGAAGCGTTTGCCTTTCGGTGCCGGCAGCATGTCCACCAGTTCCCCGGTCTGGGTCGGGCGCGCCGGATCGTTACGGATAAAAACCGCAGCACGGGCAGTACGGCTTGCAGCCAGTTCATCAGCAGGCGTCTGGGTGTCTTTCTCATAGCCCGCCAGGGTGATGTGCTGCAGGTTAAACTGGTCACCCGCGGCCACAAGCTCCGACAGAGTCCCCGTCTTTGCCGTATAAACGTGACCATACAACTGCCGGACATAACTCCAGCGACCGCTGGAATCATTCATTTCAGTTGCCATCGTGTTCACCGATGCCGTGTCGTTAAACGGAAGGCCGATATAATCGAACGGCTCATCTCCCATCGCTGCCACCGCGTCGTTAAGAGCTGGCGCACCAGCCCCCTTCACGCCGCTGGCAACCGTAATATTCACACCCGCCGGTAACACCTCCCCACCGCCAAAGCCGTAATAATTGAGAGTGACCGGAATTTCATTTCCATATAACCCCTTGTGGCGCGCAGTCAGTGTCACCACCCCTGCTTCTGATGTTGCCGTAAAGGGAAGATCAGGGTTTGCATTGACCGCATCCTTAATGCTCACAGCCACCGCCGCAGCGTCATCACCGCTGGTCACGGGAGCCTGAACGCGGGTTCGGCCGGTATAGACATTCACCGTTCCGGTTTCCGTCGCTTCGCCAGTTACCGTCAAAGCGACGGTTGCTGCCGCGCCTGTGGATTCAGGTACGGCAATGACATACAGTTCGCCAAATGGATCGGTCTTACGGTACGCCCCGACCATACGGGCCAGCTGGCTTCCGGCACCGCAAATCTGACGGGCATAATCAACCGATGACACCAGAACAAGACTGTTGACGGCAATTGACGCATCATTGCTGGCGTGACCAATCAGCAGTGATGCCCCGCTGTCCCGGGCGGTATTTGCCGCCGAGTTATCCATCTCGGCATAAAACAGCGGAACCCGTGTATCTGACGGGATGGAATTAAAACTAATCGCCATTTGTTTTCACCTTTTTATTCGTGCGCCGGACATCACCAGCGGCCTCGCGGCGCAGCCAGTAGTTATTCTCATCAACATTTCGACCTCCTTCAGGTAAAAGGTCGCCACGGGCCGGATCGGGAACCGATCGCCCTTTTACAGGTTTTACAAACATTCATTTTCCCTGGAGAAGTTATTACGGGAGGGTAATCTCGGTGTGGTGTTCAGTCTCACCATCAGGTTCAATAAAATCGACATCAATCCCGATGGTTTTCAGGTCATCCAGCGCATTCAGGTCGTCCTGCTGGCGGGTATCTGACTCATCGATTTCATATTTCATCGTAAAATCAAACTGGTAATAAAGCTCATAACGGTTCAGCTCCAGCAACATACCACCGGCATAAGTGATCTCATGGGCGTCAGGATCGGGCGTCCAGCCAAGAACAGCCTTCCAGATCTCATGACGAACATCATGTACCGCGTCGTAAGAAGCCCACTGCCCTTTTTCATCCCGTTCGTTGCTGAGTACCACGATGACGGAAAAACCCTCCGTCAAATCCTGCCAGTAGTCCGTCTGCGATTTCTGCTCGCCAGTAACATCTTCTGACGGTACAACATACGCTGCCGGCAGTTTCAGCTTACCGGCATCAGGAATGGCTTTAAACTGTGCGGCCCCCCCCACGCGGTTCTCAAAACGCGGACAACGGGCACGCAGTGCGGCAATAACGGGGGTCAGTCTCACTTTTTACTCCTTCTTTGTGGACGCAGGGATTTCCGGAGCTCGCGGGACAGTATGTAACGGGTCCAGCTGCGGCGTCGTTCCAGTACCTCCGCCATATAGTTATTGCGGGGAGCAATTTTCCAGCCGCTGCCACCGGAGGCCCCCCGGTGATGCCCTTTTTTACGTTTTGCGCCGCGCCGTACACCGTAAAACAGAAATGCAGGGTAAAATGCACCTGAGATCGGGCGGTTCCCTTCCCCGTTCTTCTGATTAGGGGCAATTTTCACCATCAATCCAGGACGGCGACTGGATGCCCGCGGAACGTAATACCCGATGGAGCGTGCCAGTTTTCCCGTTCTGTATGAAGGATTATCGCCGGGTCCGGAACGCCCCCGCTTCATGACCAGGCGGCGGGCATCACGCATATGTACCTGCCCGATACTGACAAACGCCCGGCGCAAACGCGCCCGGTTAAAAACAAGCGTTTCCGGTTGTTCAAAATCAACGTGTAAAAACGATTTGTTCTGCATAGCCCTCTCCCCGTTCAGTGCCCAGTTCCTCGCATTCGAGTAACAGGAAACGACGTTTGCTGTTCAGGTCGCGTATGCGCCGGATGCGGTAAACCTGCCCGTCGCAGAACACTTCATGATCGGCGGTAATATTCCGGCGCCAGCGGATCGTGAAATAGTGCGTCACGATTTTTTCCGTCTGTACGGAGCCCTGATAGGCCGCCGCTCCGGGCTGGGCCATCTTCGCCCAGGTGCGGATTTCCTCCGGATACGAGGGGGACACGCCAAAATCATCATTCGGCTCATCCACACGCAGGCGAATCGTAACTCGCCGGTTCAGCTCACCGGGATCTGGCAGAAGATAAGTTGCACTGGTATTTACCGGGCTGTTTCTTGCTGAACGCATCCCCCCTCCTTCTACAGGCCGTAAATGCGATATGGTTGTAACAAGGCTTCAACCGCAAAAGGAGTTTCTGAAATCTCCCCCATCCCGGCTGGTTCACGATTTTCGTACCAGAATGCCACTAACAATAACAATGCAGCTCTCACGTTGTCCGTAAGCAACAGGCTGTCAGGATCTTCCCGAAAGCCATCATCCTCACGGGTCATATACAGCTTCCGGCGTGTCCATTGTTCAACATAAGCCACTGCTGCCCCTGTATAGAGACGCAATAACTCATCATCGTCAGTAATGTCAGGTTCCAGACGTAAATGCTGTTTCACTATATTCAAATCCAGCATTACCTTTTGACCTTTTTATCCGCTTTAGTATTCGGCTGTTCCGGCTGTTCCGGCTGTTCCGGCTGTTCCGGCTGTTCCGGCTGTTCCGGCTGTTCCGGCTGTTCCGGCTGTTCCGGCTGTTCCGGCTGCGCAGAATTATCGACCTCAATCAGATGTGCATATCCTTTATTAATCAGTTCGCGTCCGTGCTGCTCAATGGTTTCGAATACCGAGCCTTCGGTAACCACGTCGCCGTTTATGTACAGCGGCTTTTGTGCAATTATTTTCATAGCTCACTCCCATAAAAAAGCGGCCCGCAGGCCGCAGCAGGTCTTATGCGCCAGCAGGTGCCGGGACAGTGAAGGAACCATAGATGAATGCTTCCGGACGTTTGACTGCCAGTGCCAGACGCTCTTCACAACGAATTGAGATCATGTTTTTCTCAAAATCGTCGGCGTTTTCAGTGGAAATAACCACATTGGCATCCTCACGATCAAAAATCTGCGCACCAGCGTTAAATGCGCCTGTCAGGAACTTGCCCTTAAATGCCGCAGCTTCGGTCGCCACCACCGGAAGCCCCCACAATGTCGGGCCAGTCAGACCTGATGGATTGGCAAGGATATAACGCCCAAGCGTGTCTTTAGTGAGTTCGATTTTTGCCCAGTCGATAAAGTGCAGAACATGCCCTGACGCCGGGAAGCGCGCCAGTTGCGCCTGCAGCATTGCCAGGCGCAGGTCATCAATGCCGTTTTGCTGTTCAACCTTAAATTCTGCACTGAAGGCCGAAGCCTGCGGAACGATACCGTGCAGATGAACGCCGGTACCGTCACCAAAAAGGATTTCCTGCTCTTCAACATATTTCAGGCCGTAGCGCATTTCGGCATCAACGGTGGACTGTAACTGTGCGAAGTCATCCAGAATCTGTTTGGACGCCTTGAACATATGCGCAATGGTAGTTACCGGGGTGATCTTCGTGGTGAACGCAATATCGCTGTACGGCTTGGTTGTGTTCTCCGCAACCACGGCGGCTTTGTTGGTAAAACCCGTCTGCTGAACCCAGAAGATTGCCGGAGATGATGTGCGACCAGGTGCAATCAGATCACGTATAAACAGGCGTTGTTTGGGGGTAGTATCAATACCCGGCAGGCGCTGAGGCTCTACCACGCCTTCAGCGACACCGGAGGAGATAAGTGCAGCGTTTACCGGGATGTTGACGCGTTTCCCTCCTTCCACGCTGGCGGAGAATGTTTTAAGAGCTTCCGCAGAAATGACCTGTTGGCCAACCGTCTCAACAATATGTTTTGCATTGGCCAGCGGCATCTGCGCAACATGCTGCTCAAGTTCCCCTATTGCCGCCTTCAGCGTTTTTTCAGCTTCACGCAGGGCGTTAAATTCAGACGCCATCTTGTCAACGGCTGCCTTTGTTTCTTCTGACAGTTTGCCGGACTTCTTCGCTTCTTTAAGTGCATCTTCAGCCCTGGCATTAAACTTATCCGTCGCCTCTTCAATGCTGGCGGTAACTTTTTTCAGAATTTCATTTACTTCAGACATAAAAGGTCCTTATTTGACTAACGCAGCGAGGGCGTTTTCAAGAGAATTGATGACTTCAGGTTTTATTTCTTCGGCAGCGCCCGGCGTGCCGTCATGGTTGGTGGCAGCGCCAGACATGCCACCGGACAGGGCTTTAATCAGTTTCCGGCGTTCAGATCGCGGAGTGCTGGTCTTTGCCAGCAACGCATCGAGCTTACGCAACGCTGCAGCAGGAGTTTCGTCACCGTCACTTACGGCATCAGCAGAAAGAAGGCTGTCGGCCAGACCTTTCTCCACGGCATCGCTACCGCCGATGTAGCTTTCGGCATCCATCAGTTTTTGCACTGTGACCATATCAAGCCCGGAGCGTGCGGCGTAAATGTCAGCCATTGCGTTATCAAACGGTTCGAGAGAGGCAGATAATTCAGCAAAGTCATGCCGGTTACCCATTGCCACCACCCAGCAGTTGTGGATCATCAGGAAGGCCCCACGACCAATCTGAATATCATCCCCGGCCATCGCGATAACAGAGGCGGCGCTGGCGGCAATGCCCAGCACCTTGACCGTAACTTTCCCCTGGTATTCACGCAGCAGGTTGTAGATGGCCAGGCCTTCGAACATGTCACCGCCAGGGGAGTTGATATTGACCGTGACGTCGGCGCCATTCATCGCCCGTAGCGCACCGGCGATACGTTTGGCTGTTACGCCTTCACCCCAGTAGTCCTGCCCGATCACATCAAAAACAGAAATACTGTTGTCGTCAGTGGCCGCAGCTTTGATCCCGCCGTTCCAGCGGTCCAGTGCGGAAGGAAGGGTTTCACAGGTAACGCGCGCACAGGGGCGCCCCGCCGGTGCTACCGGAAGTTGTTTTTTGCTCATCAGGAAAGTGCTCCTAAGCGGCCTGTTTCAGCGGAGATTGTTCAAAGGAAATATCGGGGAATACGTGGTTATGCAGTTCTCTCAGGGCCAGAGCCTGAACAGCAGGATTGCTGCTTTCGAGATTTTTCAGTTGCGTCAGGTTGAGCTGAACGGTGTAAATGTCCCCCCCTTCAATCGGCGGCATATTTTCCAGACGGCGAACATCGTTTCGCGACATCCAGCCATTCTGAAGCGCGCTGGTATAGTAAGCCGCACGGCCAGCGCTGTCGGCGCGCAGCAGTCCTTCAACGGAGAACTCCGCGAACACGTCATCATCGCTATCGAGCAGGCACCGGCCAATTTCCTGTTCAATATTCACCAGCAGCGGTCGAAGAGTGTGCGTCAGGAACTGAAGGTTCATCCCTTCAAGACTGGATGCCCAGCTGCTTTGTTTAGTGGTATGACCGACCATGAAAGGAGGAACGCGAAACCAGCGGCAAATTTCCTCGATACTGAAGGAACGGCTTTCCAGCAATTGTGCCGCTTCCGGATTCATGGTGACATTCTGGTATGTGAGTTCATTTTCCAGCACCATCAGTTTCCCGGCATTTTTTGAACCGATAAAAGACTGAAGGTTTTGCCTCAGACGATCACGCTGCTCTTTGGTCAGCGCATTTTTTGAAGAAAGAAACCCTGTACTCTGAAGGCCATTTTCAAAGATTTTTGCCGCGGCTTCATCCACCGACATTGCCGCACCAAAGACATCGATGCCCGTCATCGCAGGCATCATGCCACATACACCATCCAGACCGAATCCACGGATATGCATAATCCGGTTTACAGGTATAATTCGCTGTTTTCCGTTCTCAGTATATGAGTACTGCAATTGCCCACTATCCAGTCGTTTTACTACCATGTTCTGTGGTAACAGCGGAACCAGCGATACCAGTTTTCTGCCAATAAACAGTTTTTCAACAAATGCATTTCCCCGCAGACAGATACTGGCGACCACCATCAGCATAAAACGTGACGGCGTCATTTCAGGATTGGGGCGCCGACAAAGCACCTGGTAAGCAGGATTATCAGAAGCCAGTTTTCGGGAGCCATCAGCCTGACGTTCGTAGATTTTCAGCGGTAACGTGGAAACCGATTCACTCAACAACCTGACACAGGCCCATACAGCAGACAGGCGGATAATCTTATCAGCAGTCACAACTTTTCCACTGCTGCTGGTTCCGAACCACTCGCGCCAGAACTCGCCGTTAGTCAGGCTGACGGGGACGCCCAGCCAGTTTAAAAGGGCGCTTTTTATTCGCCCGGGGTGTTTATTATTCGCCATCAGATACCCACTATGATTGGATCATCAAAGAAACCATCAACATCGCCATCATCAGTGACATCCTCTTCTGATGCACCTATTGCCATAGCGGAAGCCACCACGCCATCAATACGTCCGGTACTTTTTTTCTTGGCAAAAATGCGGTTTTCTTTCTGATCGGCTTCGGTTACTGCGGAAGCTGCATTCCAGCGCAGGCAGGGATTAGTTTTAATAACGACTGCACCATCATCCAGCATCTGCTCAAATAGCTCGATAGAATGCGGCATCCACAGACCAGAATCTTTTGCCTTGTAGTAGCCCTGCCCATGCGGGATCAGCGGCACTGATACTGAGGCTTCGTCCAGTTCCGGCTCAAGGTATTTAATACGGTACTGATCGAAGGCAATGGCTTTGATGTCGAACTGCATTGCAAGATCTGCGATACGTTCAGCAACAAAACCATACTTCACGGCTTTACCTGGTGTGGTGTGGATGTATCCGTCCCGTTCCCATGCGTCATATGGAACCCGGTCTGTTTTCGCCCGGTCTGTCAGAGTGTCTTTTGGCGTCCAGAATTCCACCACCAGCTTTCTCTTTTTCGGAAAGAACAGCGCCAGTGCGGTGAGATCCCGGCTGCCTGAAAGATCCAGACCGCCATAGCATTCCTCGCCCCGCAGCTCCTGCAGGTCGAAATCCTCCTCGCATCCCATCCAGACATCACTGCTCATCCAGGGATTATCAGCATCCACCCACTGGCAGAAGTTCAACCGCCGGACAATACTTTCCTTCGACGGCATTCCGCGGGCCTGCGTGACCTGCTCACGCAGATAGCGCTCAGTAAAGGTATGTCCCAGCGACGGGTTAGCCTTTTTCCAGCAGGTCTCGTCCTTAAAGGGATCTTCCCCTTCGTCCAGCGAACAGATAAAAGAAAAGAAGCTGTCATCGTCAACTGAACCTTCAGCAACCTTGCGGCCATATTCGTGATAGTCATAACAGACGCTGGTTTTATCATGGCCACTGTTAGTTATCATGAAAATCAGCGCCTGCCGGCGGCCTTTCGTTCCGGCGCGCATCATTTCCACGACCTGGTTATTTTTATGTTCGTGAATTTCGTCTATCAGAGCACAATGCGGGCGTGGACCTGACTGTCCGTCGTCCGAGCTGATAGGCCGGAAAAAAGAACCGGTCTGCAGAAAAGCCAGATTCCACTCTTTCCCGGCACCACCTGATTTGTTAATCCGCTGTGCCAGTGCTGGCGACTGGTCAACCATCGCCACAGCATCGCGAAACAGTATCATGGCCTGGTCTTTTTTCGTGGCGGCCGCGTAGACTTCCGCGCGTGGCTCCTTGTCGGCGACAAGGCAGTAAAGAGCGATACCAGCTGCAAGCGGTGATTTACCTGACCCCTTACCGGATTCGACGTACACCATACGGAACCGGCGATAGCCGTCTGAGTTTTTCCAGCCAAATACAGACCCCACGATAAAGCACTGCCAGGGTAACAGATTGAACGGCTTGCCTTCGTGTTCGCCGCCGTTAAGTTTCAGCACTTTCGCGAAAAAGTCGATGGCACGCTGCGCTGTTTCCGTATCCCATACCAGACCGCGGGCATGGCAGGACTCCAGATCCTTCAGGTGACGCTTGCAGGAATTGCGGATATCAGGTCCGGCAATTTCCTTACCGGACGCCACATCCATCGCATAACGAGTGGTGGGGTCAACCGAAGAACTGGTTGAGCGGGTCTTCTTTCTCTTCTCCACCATCAACTTTCACCTTTGTTCTGGCGGCCGGAGTGAGGCCAAATTCGACCAGATAACTTTTAAACCGTCGATCGGCATCAGCCAGCATCGCAACAGCCGGGTTCGCCTTAATCAAAAATCCCCCTTCAGTCTGGACTGTATAAGTTCTCCCTTCGTCCGCGATCGTCAGACGAAGCTGAAGGATATCTGCATAGATATCGCAAAGACGCTCCAGCGCCAGTGAATCGGCAACTGTAAGAATACCCATGCCATCAAGTAAAACTGTGAGCCTGCCCCACGCAACTTTTCCCCAGTCGCTAAGATGTGCTGGCGGGCTGGGGATTTCTTTTGCAGGTTGGGGTTCTTTATCGTTGAGTTTACGTTTGCCCGGATTGCCGGTTACCACTTTCAGGTGGGTCGGTTTCGGGCGCCGTCCTGCCATCGGAACCTCCCGGAAAAAAACTTTTCATTTCGCGGTTGTGCAAACAGAGGAGGGCGGGCGGTCACGCAGGCACAAAGCTGTGAACTTTTAACCCGCCCTCCTCCTTCATAGCTGCCACACATATGAGAATTGTTATCGTCTGAACCAGTGCGATGCACGGTCAAGTGGAATACCGTTCTCGTCACAGCCCACGACAACACCGCGTTTCTCCATTCGTTGCTTCGTAGAGTCGTGGTGCTGCTTACACAACCCCTGCCAGTTCTTCCGGCTCCAGAATAGCTTTTGTGCCTTCGCTATCGCTTCGGCGTTTCCACTATTCAGCGCCTCTTTCAGTTTGTGCGGAATGATATGATCGACCACCGTCGCCGCCGTCACTCTTCCCTGCTCATGACACATGGCACACAACGGATGAGTACGAAGGAACAGGAGGCGCTCACGGTCCCATTTGCTGCCATAGATACGGGACGATTTGTTCATGCGATATCTGTCCAGGTGGCTATCAGTCATCATGTGGGTAAGTTACTACCAGGCTCTGCTGTAATGCTTACTTACGTAGCCGTTCCAGCAAATCTTTCTCAAATATCCCGGTACTTTTACATTCCACCGGCTTCACCTTATCGTTACCGTCGGCAGTATCCAGTCCGGCAGTGCCTGTCACCATTACCGAAACATTACTGCCTTCACCGGCACTCCAGACCTGCGCGACGATACGGTAATGCTCCTGGATATTTTGTGTCTGCGGTAACAGTGAACAGTCCAGATACAACGAGCTCAGTTCCGGGTCATCCCCGGTACCGGCGATAATCCCTGTGGTCTGGTCGTTAACACTGGCAGTGATGGCTTTCTCCCTGAAATACAGCGCCACGGCATTCAGCAACTCATCCGGTTTACGGTTACCGATGAATGAGGTTGATATCTGTTCGCTCATCCCTGGCTGCTGCCCGGTCTGGCTGTCCTGCTGTTGCTGCCCGCCCGTTTTAACCGGACCATACACGGTAATACAGCCGCCAAGACAAAGTGCGGCAGCGGTGGCTAATATACGGCGCATAGTCATTACCGATAATAAAGCGTTGTACACCCGGCGAGGGACACACATACCAGGGCCAGTACGAATAATTTTGCCTTCATTAATTTTCCTTGTTATCAGGTTTCAGTTCTGCCCGGTCACTTTGTCCCAGGTACGTTCGCATGTGCTTCCGGCGACATAACGCTCATCAGCCTCTTTTGCGAACTTTCCCGCCAGATCGTCAGCTTCGCCAAGCAACTTGGCGAGCAGTATTCCGGTCTCGGCTTTTGCCTGGCTTGCTGCGGCAAGAGCGGAAAGCCTGCCGGTTTCACTTCCTGCAAGTTGCCGTTGTACTGCCGCGAGCTGCTGTTGCAGCCCACCGCGAGCACGCTCAGCAGCATCAGCATCGGCCTGTATTTTTGCCAGTTCTTCATCAGCTCTTTTCCGTTCTTCATCTGCGGCGTTCTGGCGACGCTGCTCTTTCGCTCTTTCGGTTACTTCACGCTGCAATGCGGTGGTCGCATCAGTAAGGTCTCGTTGCGCCCACTGGAATTTCCATGATGTATCCGCCTTCTGATAACCTCGTGAATAACACCAGTACGCACCAGCACATAACAAAAAAGCCACCAGCAGTATTTCTGCTAATGGCTTCCAGAATTTTTTAAGCAATACAGGTAACAGATTCATACCAGCACCGATTTTGCTTTTTCAAAGCGCTCTCGCCTGTCACCGATGCCGTTCTGCCCTCCGTTAATGATCTGCGTAACGCGTACCAGGTCGCCGGAGTATTTCAGACACCCTCTGGTCACAAAAAACCACGCTGCGGAACGGGCGGCATGACGATCCAGCTCAAGCTGTCCCGGATTCGCCACCAGATCCAGTTTCAGGGCAACGCCGCATCTGGTGTAATTCTCCAGCCCGGTAATCTGGATAAGCCCACGCCCGCGATACTTCCAGCCATCTCCGGCGTCTTTGTTACCCATGCGGCCACCGTAAACCAGATTTGCTATTTGCGGCTGGTGGGCCACCTGCTTACCATCGACACGCCCCAGCATTTCACACTGATACGGCGTCAGGCGTTTACCAAACGTCTTCTTCAGCGCCTCCACTGAATAATTGAAGCTTTCCTTCAGAACAGTAAATCCTGCTGATTCATGTCCCGTTTGTGCAATAAACATGACCTGATCGAGTGGAGCAGTAATACCGAATTCGCTCATTGCCGCATCAATGTGTGGAAACCAGCGCGCAGAAAGCCCGGCGCTAATACCAGCCGCCTGCTGAAATTGTTGTTGATTCATCAGTGCCTCAGTGCATCGACCAGACGCGCCACATTACCGCGAGCCCACAGCACAGCGGCGCAGATAAGGATATTCACCATCACCACCAGCCAGTGGGATGATTCATATAAACCAAAAACAAACCGGAAAGGGACGCTGGCATATACCAGCACCATGACATAGGCCAGTAACGAAATCAGGGGGCGGTGTGTCGCATCACCGCGTCGGTAAAACATCAGAACGATGACTATTACCCCACAAATTACGGCATTCAGAACTGCAGAAGGGTCATTTGCTACCATCTGATCCCCCTCCCCTGATACGAGAGAGAATACTGAACAGAGTGTTCAGATCCTGACTGTTGAGAAAAGTGAGAAACTTTATACACATTGCAGAAATAATTACTGCGCCAAGTGCATCCAGTGGTTTTTCATAATGCGTTATTGCCGCAAGCTTAGTACCTATCAGCCCGGCGCCAAGCACTCCCACAATAAATGATGTAATAAAATAAGCGACCAGCCTGATGCGTCCGATGTTGGTTGCCGTGGCGACATAAAACACCGCGCCGGCAAAAGCACCGAATACCACACCATAATCGGTTCCGGTTGCCAGACCGAATACACTGGCCCCCATTAATCCACCAGCCAACACTGTCGCACTGGATACAGGTTCGGACATTCATCCCCCTCTGGTTGTATGGGTCCTCTCAGTTATGAGGGGAAATAAAAAAGGCTGCCTGATGGCAGCCCTGATAAGGTTGAAATCATTTAAACTGGTGATTGTAACGGTCCGGAAAGTACTTCTGCTTCGCCGTTATGGCAGATATCATCTCCCCTTGTCAGATGCCAGACACCGACAATAAGTTGTCCTGATTCCAGATCGTCAACTGTGTCATTCGTATAGTATGCCACCTGAACAACACCGTTATGCTGAATCCAGTAATACCCTTCTTTCATTCACACCTCCGCAAGACTAAGCAAATAGTATAAGGCGAAGCAGAAAATGCCGCGGTGCAAGAAGCCACAACTCAAATCCTGTTGTACAGGCTGCTCTTTCCAGTCATAGCCTCACCACCGATAGCTCAGATGGCGCAGTGTGTGATGAAAAGGGTCAGGCTTCACGGGCTGGATTTATCAACAAAACACGTAGCGGATGGTGCCCGGTGCCTGAAAAAGAAAAAGGCCACCGAAGCGACCTAATGAAATTGGTAATGTGGATACTGCCAAGTTAAATCCGTTAAAGCCTATTAAGAGATTCAGCCTGTATTTCTTGAAGTACCGCTGCCGGCGAATCAGCCTGTACGATTCCCGAGAAGACACAATCTGGATCATTAATCATGTGCCTGGACTTCGTTCTCTTTGCCTCATTCCGGTCCGAAAACTCCTCGGAAACATTTAAATGCTTACCCGATGACATCCCTTTCGGCTTGTATTGAAAAACGTAATAGAACCCCATATCGCCCCCCTGTGATTTGACACCAAGGGAATATACCACCAAAAAAACAAAAACCCCGCCGGAACGAGGTTTGTTATGATTTCGTTAACAGTAGACATACAAAGCCCATCGTTAGGAAAATCCTAACCATATTTTTTGAAATATGCAAGCATTATGTCGCCATCTTCGTTGAAAATCTTTCATCTTGTCACCTTTCTTAATTGCGCTTCTGCATATGCTTCTTCCTGCCAGCATTTTGTAACCAGTTTATCAATGACGTCTGCATATCCTTTGTACCACTGATAATCCGTCAGATCCGGTACCAGTTTCTGGACATGGTGCCGCGCCAGTGTGGTTGGTAAACGACTAAACCGGTTTCCATTGCAACGCCCACAAATCTTATAAACAGGCGCGCCATGAAGCCGGGTTCTTTTTTCATCCAAGACAATACCTTTACCCTTACACCCTCTGCACACCGTGCTGACTTCTCCCTTACCATGACAATGCTGACATAGTTCCTTCTCCCACTCCTCTTTGATGACGGGTTCACCATTTCTGGAGTGTTTCACCACTTCACGTAATACATGATGAAATCCAGTACCAGCACAATGCTCACAGCGAGCCTTACTTGCCGCAGACCTGGAATAATCAGCAAAGGCAAAATTCACAAGGTAAGGGATGATCTGTAGCCGGGTTTCTTCACTCAATTTATTCAATGTCGGGTTATCCAGTGCCATCGCGTAATTGAGCAGACCTTCAATCGCAAACTGAGGATCCTGAACACCAACTTTTGCCAGGAATAAGGCAAAACCCAGTGGTGCTTTCGACTGCACCATCCCCTGCGCAGCCATCACATCTGTAATTGTTAAACCACCCGAGCCTGTCGCCGGTGCGTCATCACTCAATTTTGGAGATTTTGGGGAGTAATATTTTGGTAAGGCTTCAAGGTTCATGCTCGTTCTCCACTTACGCCAGTACGCCTATTGCCAGCGCACGATCGATAAAACGAAATATCAGCTCCAGCTGGGAGCCATACTTCTCTTCAAATGCCACGGTATCCGCATGCAGCTCGTCGTGATGCTTTCTGCACAAAGGCAACACAAAGAGGTCATGCGCTTTTGTACCCATTCCACCCTGACCGTGACCTATCAGGTGGTGGGGATCATCAGCAGGCTTTCCACAACATGCACACGGCTGCGTCTTAACCCAGCGCGTGTACTTTTCATTAACCCAGCGGCGACGTTTTGGACGTAACATAAAAGACTCCGGCGACTCCGGATCCACTTTCAGCGCCAGCACCTTTTTCGCTTTATCCTGGATGATGCTGGTGGCAGGAACCGAATGTACAAGGTCACTTTCCCGGGTGGCCGCCTGCACAACAGGCTTCGGTAATCTCAGTGCCTTACGGGCTGCGCTTTCCGGTAAGGCATCCGCCAGATCATTACGAACCAGCCACCAGCACAGTTCCGGCATTGTCACAACGTGACTGTCATCAAAACCGAGATCCCGACGCACAACAGACAACACCCAGCGGGCACAGTTATCCGTTGCCATTGATTCCAGCCGTTCCGTGAACTGATCGCGCAGCTGGTTATCGCAGTGCCAGCACAGACGGATTGCGCCCGGAGCGTGTCGCATTGTGGTCATGTTCTCGCTGTGCCAGTCGGAATGAGGCCACTGGCAGCCTTTTTCACGAAGTAACCAGCTTTCAAGACATTCCACGCCACCAGCACGACGGATCACCGCCTCATTGCGGAACACAGCCCGAACGGCAGGATCATCCGCCAGTGGTTGTGATGCCGCCGGAACGGCACCACTGGCAAAAGATGAATAACGTTCCGGCTCAGGCTCCAGCAGGACACGCCCCTGCATAAACAGGGGCATCAGCTCTGAACCGGGTCTGAACAATACGATCCCCATACGCGGGGCAATCTCAGGGGTCAGTAGCGCTCTCACGGTCACCTCAATGAACGGTATCGAGCAGCTTTAACAGCTCAGGGAATCGGGATTCGAAGAAATGCGGCTGCGTCTCACGCGGATTTGCCGGACTGGTGATGTTCTTGCCGAACATGCAGCCTTTCGCCGTCAGCGACCAGAATTTTTTGATGTTATTAATCGCGGTACGGCTGTATCGTTCGCGCTGTTCGACGATCCCCAGTTTCACCATCTGGTGATATGCCTGATTAGCCGTAAGGCGGATACCATACTGTTTCAGCAGTGCACTCAGTGATAGTGTCGGGCGACTTGAGCCATCGTGTGCATCAGCAGGGGCATCAATGGCATAGCGCGGTGCCAGATTCGGTAAGCCAACAGCCTCCTGGAGTTTCTGACAGGCACCAAGCACAGATGAGTTAGACAGATTTAACTCCCGACGCATAAAGTCCAGCAGAATCACGCCAGCCTGCATCTTGTCAGCAGCCTGCCCGGATAATTTTTCCGGTGCGCTGGTTACCATATCGAAAGTACGGATCACCTTCAGATGAAATGACGGGCTGATCCACATTGCATAGGCATACACCAGTTCTTTGCAGACATACGTCCCCTGGTTATTTCCGCCACGAATAACGTTAACTGGCTCTATATTGACCGAGTTGCAAATCTGCAACTCGCTTATTAAACGTTCAGTTTGCTCATTGCGGAGCCAGAATGCAGGCTTATGCTTATCCAGAGAACCAGCAGCCCTGTGCAGATCGTTCAGGCTGTAACGCCCAAAAGCATCACGACGAACTTCAATACCATCAATGACCATCAGATTATTCATACTTCGTTTCTCCTCTCAATCAGGCGGCTGCACCCGCCGTTTTCTCGTACTTACTGATAGTGATCTCGACCTTCCCTTCCGGGATAACCGGTCCCCACTCCACCAGCATTCTTTTCACCTGACTGTCGTCTTCCCACACACCCGCGTGGGTCAGGGCGTCAAACAGCGCCTTGTTATAGTTGTCCAGATCGCGGATCCGGTTATCCGGAGGAAACAACACGATCTCCACTGAAGCAGGTGCCGACGTTGGTTTTGGCAGACGACGTAACTGCTCAACTATTGCTGCACACGCCGTGCTCTGGAATTTGCGCCCCGCCGCGCTTATCAGGCTCTTACCTGCAAACGCTCCTTTGTTGGGGTGTCGCCAGTACGTGTTCACGCTGGGCGGAAAAGGCAGGATCAGCTTCATACTTTCAGGCCCCTCTCATGTAACCAGTGGGCTGCACGCAACCTGGCGTTTTCCTCACCGGCAAGCAGTGCGCGGATAATCCCGGCCGCCTCGCTGTCGTCGTCCTTCACCGCGGTATGAAGCGTTATCCCCCGGGCCACGCCACGCTTTATCGTGATGACGCCTTTTTTCTCCAGTGCGCGAAGATGCTCCACCGCTGCATTCACCGAACGGTATCCCAGCATGGTTGCCACCTCCTGATTGGTTGGCGGGAAGCCACGTTCTTTCTGATAAGAAATCAGCATATCCAGCACCTGCTGCTGGCATTGAGTTAACGTCGTCATGCCGCCATCTCCCTGACCAGTTTTTCTGCCTGCTGGCGAACCTGCGCCAGAAAGGCCTCACCACATGCCTCAAGTTCGTCGCGCCCGATGTAGCTGATTGCCGGTCCCTTCCAGGTCTTGTCGAAAACAGCAATAGCACCAGCGAAGAAAGCTCCTGTCGGCACCTGCTTCTCATCCTTCGGGATAAACCAGGCAGGCAGTTCAAAACCAATACGCCCGCGAATAAAAGCAATATGGTCCGCATCTTCCGGCCACCACACTTCGCTGGTGGCAGCTTTGATCAGGAAAACATAGCGCCCGCCCTTATCACGCATGGCACTGGCATGTTTCATGATGTAACGCATGCCGGTGATGTATTGCCCCTCATGCTGACTGGCGCGGCTGTATGGGGGATTACCAAAGGCAGCACCTTTAAGCTCCGCAAGACGTTCTGACCAGTCATGCGCCAGCGCGTTGTCTTCCGCCGTGTAATACGCGGCACATTTGGCGTTATCACCGTCAGTGAACAGATCCAGAACAAACGGACCAAACAAGGTGTTAATTCCCCAGAAAATGTTGTCCGGCGTGCGCCACTGATCGCCCACTTCCTTCAGTTCATGGGCTGGTTTGTTCCGCAGTTCTACCAGCGCCTGGCAATATTTATTACTCATTAAGCCCCCACGTAAAAAGCATCCGCAATGTCTCCGGAAGTACAGCCCGGATGGGCTTCAATGAATTTCTGAACGTCATTTAACAGACTCATGATCACCCCCTGAATCCTGCCGGGATCTGGCTGTAGTCCACGTTGTCGTAACTGGCTTTGAAGTACGGGTCTTCGCGTTTTTCTGTGTACGTGCTGACGGACGGCGATAAGCGCAGGGAAAGCTCATCCCATTTTTCCCGCAGCTTCGACGGGCTGAGCACGTTACGGCACCAGAACGGATCGCGGCTGACGCGGCTGTACATCTCGCAGATTTGTTTGTGAGTACGACCATCCTGCACACACATCAGGCGAATTTCGTTTGCCCAGGCTGTCCAGTTCGGTTCTTTGGGACGAACCACCTCGCCGTCACATTCGGCGGCCTGCTCGTACAGGGCGATGATTTTTTTCCAGAGCCACTGTGCGCAGGTCAAATCATCCTGCGTTCCCCACTGGCGCTTTTTAGGGCTGAATACAACCGCATCAGGATGGCGAGTTAAAAACTCCTGTTCAGCCGTCTGCGTGTCCGGTTGCGAAGCGTCCGGACGAGAAGTTTTTTTATCTGACGGATCATGTTTTGATTTTACTGACGGATCCCCGCCAGATTCTGACGGGTGAAAACCCGCTTTTTTGCCAGATTTCGACGCATCAAATTTTGACGGGTCAGATTTTGATGCGTCAGATTTTGACGGGTCAGAATCTGACAGTTGAGAAAATGCCGCTGCCTGAAGCTTCGCAACGTTAAGCTGATAAACATTCGACGCATTGCGGTTACCCTGGCGACGCGCCTTACGCGTTAACCAGCCTTCTGCTTCCAGCCGTGCGATAGCCGTTCTGACGGTACTCATTCCCGCGCCAATCTGGCGGGCAATGGTTTCAATTGATGGCCAGCACACACCTTCGTCATTACTGAAATCAGCCAGGCGGGCCATAATTGCCACGCTGGATAATTTCATGCCTGATGCAGCGCAACCATCCCATACATAGCCGGTTAATTTAGTGCTCATGACCGACCTCTATTTCCCTGAATTTACGACGAAACTGTTCGAGCGGGCTGAAGCACTCATGCTCATAGCCTTCGCGGAGGTAGATAACTCGTTGTGTTTCCGGCTCCCAACGAATGACTCTGACGGGCACTCCGTAGTGATCTTTGAACCAGCGGTTAACTTGTCGCAAAGGACTGTCTCCTTCTGCCGGTTGAAATCACCCACAGCCCACTCAGCAAAGCTGTGGGTTACAATTTCCCTGTCACCTGGTACATTAACTGCATAGCAATACTCCACCTTCGCTTTTCCACCCGGTACAGGAAGCGCAATCAGTTGCGAGCGACGGTAGTGTGTTGTTAAACTGTTCATGCGTTAGTTTCTCCACAGTCACGACACGCCACGGCGCCCGGAGCTGCACACTCGCGGGCGTCATTACTTTCTGAAATGCAAAAGATTTTGTAGACCAGTGCTGCATGCTCCTGCAGCTTCGAAATTGAGAGATACAGCTCGTCGTTAATTGCTGTCTTCTCATGCGGTTCCACCACACCGTCTTCGATTGCCGAACGAATCTGTCTGGAATAACTGCCAATCTGTTCAATGACTTCCAGCAGGCGCTGGTTAATATCGGCGTTGTCCACATCCTCGACGTCAGGAAGAGACACAAAGACGCCATTTGCAGACTGCGCCACAGCGTCAGCAATGAAGTGAGTTCCACCAGCACGTTGCAAAATCATTGCCCATCCCAGCGGGAAAATCTGATCGCCATCGGCACGAAGGCGGTTAAATAATGCGTTTTCTGTTACATCCAGCCAGTCAGCTGCTTCAGCGTAACCACCCGGCAACGCTGCGATAGTTTTTCTGACAGCTTTCACGTACCACTCAGGCTGTTTTTCTACTTTCCAGTGATGCTTACCCACGGTTAGCCTCATCGTTCTGTGGTTTCTGTTAATCGATTTATCCATTAGATTTTTCATAAAGCTCAGGTTTAAATGGCAACCGTCCGCAAGTTCTATATGCAGCTTCTGCTGCACGTCCTTTTGGAATTAACTGGCCCGGACGGTTTCGCCACTGATAAACGGCTTCAGTTGTTATGCCGAAAAAAGCAGCAACTTTCTCAATACTGCCGAAGTAGCTTTCGATATCGTCAGTTGTCATACGCCCTCCAAACTAAGTTTTATTAGATGCTAATTACAAATCTATCTTTGGTCAATAAAAACTAAGATTACTTAGCAATTCAAGAAATGGTGCTCCTATGGAAACGGTTGGTCAGCGTATAAAAGCTCTGAGAAGAGTTACCGGAACGTCCCAGAAAGAATTGGGTAAATTTTGTGGAGTAAGCGACGTTGCTGTGGGGTACTGGGAGAAAGACATCAATACCCCTGGTGGGGAGGCACTTTCGAAATTAGCGAAGTTCTTCAATACGTCAATAGATTACATTCTTTATGGTGCTGAGTTTGAAGGCAAACTCGTCACAAACATGCGCAGAGTTCCTGTAATATCGTGGGTTCAGGCTGGGCAGTTTACTGAGTGCAGGGCAGCAGAAGTGTTTAGTGAAGTGGACAAGTGGGTAGATACATCATTAAAGATTGGTGATAACTCATTTGCATTAGAGGTTAAAGGTGACTCCATGACTAACCCTAATGGCCTCCCAACAATACCAGAAGGCGCAACAGTGATTGTAGATCCAGATGCAGAACCTCGTCATGGAAAAATAGTCATCGCTCGACTTGATGGAACAAACGAAGCTACAGTAAAAAAATTAGTCATCGATGGCCCTCAAAAGTTTTTAGTGCCATTAAATCCTCGGTATCCCAACATCCCTATCAATGGTAATTGCCTTATCATTGGTGTAGTCAAAGGAGTTCAATACGAACTCTAAGACCTCTCTTCTCTAACTAAGGCACCGAACTAAGAAAAGTTTGGTGTTTTCTCTTGCCATAATAACTAAGTTAAGTTAGATTTTATATCAAAGATAACGAACAGGCAGGACGCCCACGAAGTAGCCGCCGGTGGCGTATGAATGACCGGATGATTCGCAGTGATGCATTACACAGGAGTTCAGATGAATAACTACTACACATGCTCCTTCTGCGGGGTCAGTGAGCTGGATGCAAAAAAGCTCATCGCTAAAGGAAGTAAGGACGAGCCAGCTATCTGTTCCGAGTGCGTTGTTTCATGCGTAAACATTCTTATCAACTACGCAGCCGTGATAAAGCCAGTAAAACTGAGCGTCACGAAGGGGGGGGGGGAATGATGCTGGTTAATGCAAAGAAAAGCGCCATCACCCATCGGCGCTTTAAGGGAAATGAAGTAGTTCAGGTGTTCCTTATTAGTGCTTGCCTTCTTGTGGGCTGTGAACGTCGGAATTTCGCAAATCCTGAATATGCCTTTGCAAGTCTGAAGCCAGGCTCTCAGCCATCTCAGGAGTAAGTACTAAAAATTGCGTTTCCTGAGCAGACTCAATTGGTTGCATCGGTGATGAGAGAAACTGGAATTTCACTACCAGAGCGTCGTAACCAGGAAGCGGTCCAGCCTGCCAGCCGGTTACGGGAAAGACAGGAATATCATCCTTCTGAGACATGTTAAGCCCTTATGTTGTTGGGGAATTAAAAAGATTACCCGAATCCTTACTGTTGGGGAATAGCAAGGTCCACCGAGCCTGATGTGGTGAAAAGACAGGCACACAACGATGAGAGTATTGACGAGCAAGGCATAAGTGCTGGTTCGATTCCAGACAGACCTCTTTAGTGAGGTGGGTTGGGCAGAGAAAAGGTCCGTTCAATTCGGACACCGGTAATGCTCTCATCGTTGTGGTGAATGCGGCTCAGCGCACGCGGGTAAGGTTGAAGCTGACAGTCGATCATCTGTAGTTAAGCACCCGTCTGGCGTGCAACCTTCGCCAGATACCGGGAGGCACCCGGCACCACAACGTTATTGCTGTGTGAAGTCTTGTCGGCGTCCGGCTCTTCCAACAACAGGAGGAAGGCGACAGTGTTCTGCCGTGACGCCGACCTTTTACACAACAGAAAAGAGCATCTCCGCGCGACGGGCTCATTACCCAATCCACCCGGAAAGCTGTTACAGCAGGTGCTCTTTTCTGTTTTGTGGAGAAACCAACTGGCGGTGGCAACCGCCATCTTGAGGGGTTAACGATGAATGATGACCGCATGACCGTAGTGCCCGACTTTCTGGGCGAACTGGATGCCGGCGTGTTCATGAACAAAATCGCGGCAGCGCTGAATACTGTCGGATTAGGCGTTCTGAATAACGGCAATAAAGGCAAGGTAGTCCTCACCTTTGATTTTGAGCGCATGGGAAATTCAGTCGAAGAGAAGCGCGTCAAAATTAAACACAAGCTGCAGTACAGCACTCCGACGCCGCGCGGTAAAGCGTCAGAAGAGGACACAACAGAAACCCCAATGTGGGTTAACAAGGGCGGAAAGCTCACCATACTGCAGGAAGATCAGGGTCAACTGTTCAGTATTAAAGGCACTACTGACGGAAAGCTTAAAGCGGCTCAGTGAACCGCAGCTAACCAATTCACTGCCACCACTTCGATCATTAGTTAATAAGGAATTTTTATGTCTCAGTTAGACAGCGGCACTTTTCAGCAGGTAAAAGACCTGGTTCTTTCTGGCTATCACCTGAACGATATTCAGGGGCTGGCTTGCCCGACAGCATTATTGCCTGCCGGGACAGGTGTTGAAAGCCTCGAACGCTTTGCTCTGGAGCGTTTCCGCTTCCGCGGCGCCATGACTACCACCAGCATTGAAGACTTTGTCCGTTATTCAAAGGGCTATGCCAGTGCAACCGAAAAAGCACGCTGCTTTATTGATGCTGACCATATGACAGCTCGCTCAGTTTTCAATATTGGTACGCTGGATAACCCCGGTCATGCAGACAACGTTGCTTCTGTCACGCTGAAACAGACTGCACCATTCCGCGCTCTGCTCCAGATCAACGGGGAACGCCTGAAACAAAAACAGATCGCCGAATGGCTGGAAGACTGGAGCGATTATCTCCTGGCGTTCGATGCTGACGGTAACACAATGCAGATTTCACAGGCTGCCCAGGCTGTTCGCCGCATTACGATCCAACAGGCAACCCAGCAGGATCATGAAGATGGCGATTTCAGCGGTAAGAAATCCCTTATGCAAAGCATTGAGGCCAGCAGCAAAGACGTTATGCCGGTGGCTTTTGAGTTCAAATGTGTTCCGTACGAGGGTCTCGGAGAACGTGCGTTCAGCCTCCGCAACAGCCTGCTGACCGGTGATGAACCTCGCTTTGTTCTGCGTATCGTACAACTGGAAGCGCAGGAAGAAGCGATCGCCAGTGAATTCCGCGACATGCTGATCAGCAAATTCGACGGTGAATCAGTAGAAACGTTCATCGGTAACTTTAAAGCGTAATTGCTCTGCATTAAATCCCCGGCGCCGCGGGGATTTATTGAAGTGTAATTCTGTTAATTATCGCCACCCGGCGAGGGATTCGCACAACCAAAATTCACGCGGTGCAGCGCGAAATAAATTATAAGGAGAACCAACGATGAGTTTTATTCAAACACTTTCAGGTAAACAATTTGATTATCTCAGCGCAACTATTGACGACATTGATATTGAAGATATCGCAGTGGCGCTTTCCAATATTTGCCGCTTCTCCGGACATCTCCCTAAATTTTATAGCGTGGCGCAGCATTCCGTACTGTGCAGCCAGCTTGTATCACCGGAGTTTGCCTTTGAAGCCCTGATGCACGACGCAGCCGAAGCGTATTGCCAGGATATCCCTGCCCCATTAAAAGCGTTACTGCCTGATTATCGCGAGATTGAGAAACGTACCGATCAATTGATCCGCTTTAAGTTTGGCTTGCCACTGGAAGAAGCCAGCGTAGTGAAGTATGCAGATCTGACCATGCTGGCAACTGAACGCCGCGATCTGGATATTGATGACAGTATTCCCTGGGTAATACTGGAAGGTATCCCCCCGACAGATTTATTCGAAATCTACCCCCTTCGCCCCGGTCTGGCTTTCGGCCTGTTTATGGCCCGCTTTAATGAACTGATGGAGCTACGCCAATGTGCTGCATAAAAGATAAAGAGTCTGTAGTGAAGGCAATCAGATCAAGACGTTTGTGGGAGCGCGTTGAAGGCGGTGCAGCATGAACATCGACAAACGTGCGCTGCGTGAAGTGGCGGAGAGGGCGACACAAGGGCCGTGGGAAATGGAGCAGGAAAATATCTGGTTTACCGATGAAGATGGGTATACCAAACACCTGGCTTATGTGGAGCAAGGTGATGATGTTGATGATAAGCAAGACCATTACAACACTGCCTACATTGCCGCAGCCAACCCCGCCACCATGCTGGCGCTGCTGGATGAGAATATTCAACTCCAGCGGGAAAAAGACGCAATGGAGGCCGTAGCGCTGGCTCTGCGTGATGATATGCGACAGTCGCGTGAAAAGTTGGAGGCCGCAGAACGTAGCATAGCAGAACTCGAACGTAGCGAGACGCAGCTTATCAATGAGCGTGATGCTGCTGAATCTGCACTGGCCGATATGTACCAGGCCGCAACAGGAGAGCGTCCAGAATGGAGCAATATGTTTGGTTTCGCTGACGCCGTTGATGTGGTGGAAGAACGACTGGCGACGCTGGAGGCCAACCAAAGCCAAACCACGCCAACGGGAATTCAGCTCATCACAGAAGCCATAGGTGCGCACGGCTATATCGTTGGCTGCCTGTTGCAAGGTCGCCCTGATTTGGCGCTGGAAGAATCGAGAAAGTGGGTATCCGCTTTCGGTCAGGCGGCGGAAATAGTTAGTGCACAAGACGCCGATGACATCAAGGTTAAGGGGGAGTGAGAGATGAAAACTAAAAAATATGATGAGAGAAAGGACCTTGACCTTTGGTTTGGGTTGTCATATGCAGCGTTTCTCGTGATGCCACGTGTAGCAATGATGCAAATGCCGGAAGAGTGGCGGGAGAAAATGGCCGAACTTCTCAATCAGTACGATGAAACCATTGATACCGCGGCGTTTGGTGTAAAAGGTTGTCGGGTTCATGCGCTAACTGGTGACGGCAAGTTAATGAAAATGCCGGAAGAGTTATTGAATTACCGCCACCCACAGCCGAAAACGGTAGCGGCGCTTTTACTGTCAAAAGGTTAGGGCTAACCCATGAACGCTATTACCTGTAAGGGGACGTGGCTATGTGGCGAGGATTAAATCGCGGCGGCAGCCAGATGATTCTGACTTCCTACGAATACGATCCGGAAACTCAAAAATCTCAGTCTGTTTACCTTCTACGGCATCACAGCAAGGTTAAGAAGACCACGCTTGAACAGAAACTGACAGTTAAGAACGACGCCTTCGGACGGTTTAAGCCTTTCGTTGAACTTGAAGATTTTCCGGAAGGGCTTAGCGAACGCGAAGCAATGCTGAAATTAGCTGACTGGCTGCACCGACTTAGTGTGGCTATCGAAGATAACTGGAGTACACCATGACTATTACCAAAGAACGCCTGCTCAAAATTCAGCATTGGCGCGAAACATATGGAGCTGATAGCAACGTTATGCTGCCGGCAGAAGAAGCGGAAGAGCTGGCGCATATCGCGCTGGCCTCGATGGAGGCTAAGCCTGTAAGCCAAACTTACGAGTTGCCAGAATACGAGTTGCCAGAATTAATCGAAGGCATGGAGGTGTCCATTGATGTCAGCACTTGTGGTGCTGATGCCGGGAATCGCTATTTCGGTACTGTCACCGAGGTATCAGAACTTGATATAGCTAAGAACGGTTACATCCTTCTGGTTCAGGATGCGGAACCAAATTTCGATGTGAATGGCAACTCTCCGGTAATTCCGGATAGGTGATCAGCATAACGCACTGGCCGACGCGCGCCACCAGGCTAAATACGTTTCCACAATCTGGCAAAAACTTATCCCTGCCACCAGCACAAAAATTTAAATTAACGTCCGGGTGCAGCCGGAGTTATATGGAGAATTTATATGAATACTTTGTTTTTACTTATGGCTGAGTTCAATACCCCAAACATCGAGCTATCAGCAGTTAGCCAAAAGTATTTTGGGATGAGTCCAACGACAGCAGAAGCCAAAGCAAATGCCTGCAAGTTACCAATTCCGACATATCGCATAGGCACATCCCAAAAAGCAAAACGTTGCATCAACATTCAGGATCTTGCGGAATTTATAGATCAGAGACGGGAAGAAGGACGCATAGAATGGGAAAAGGTTAGAACGGACAAGCAAAAAAATAGTTAGAATGCGCTGATAAAAAAGAAAAACCCGCCGGAAGGCGGGCATTCAAAAAGCACCAGCTATGATCATGCTGCCTTGCGACGACGAAGCTTACCCTGCTGCTCTTTGCCTGAGACAGTAGCGTGAGTGAACGCATTAGGAGCAGCCTTCATCAGAACTTCAACAGCAGCACCCATACCTGCGAATGCTTTCATTGTGTCGAACTTAACCTGTGGCTTGGTTGCTTTTTGACCTTTCATAAAAACTCCTGAGACAATAAGGGCGTCTCTAACCTCTTTATTAAAGCTAGCTTGTTCTGCCAACTTGTGCCAATCGGTACTGCCGATTGGTGACATCGCTTTTGTAGTACGAACACATAACGACTGTCCCAGACGTACCTTTAAGGTAATCCGGACCGATATCCTACAATCTGTCTACACTCCTCGTCTAGACCTATTGTGCAAATTTAAGAAATGTTTCCTGAAGATTATCTGTGGCTGTGGACATCACATAGCCACACTGTTCCATACGAAAACCGAACGACTCATAAAAAGGTTGCAACTCTGGTACTGGTTCAACAATGTGAACAACCTCGCATTCAACAGCTTTACAAAAAACAAAAGCGCTCATGAGAGTTAGCAGAACCATACGTCCTTTTAGTGGGTGTGATTCATCTTCCCTTGAGAACCTTTCAATAATATGGATGCGAAAAACTTTATCTTCAACCCCATAAACACAAATTGCCGCTCCCGATGGAATCCCCTGGACCACACCTTGCTGAACCAGCTTGATGCAAAATTCATATTTTTCAGCAGAATTACCATAGGCGCTGAGCGCATAGTCCCACTCAAGCTCCCCATAACCACCACAAAGAATTTTGTAATCTTCATCACTGATCGGGCCAACTGCGAGAGGCAACCCCACATGGTCAATAATTAACTGGATATTGTTACGAACAGATTGACCTATCTCGTCTAAAGTGAGCAT